TATTCAGAAACCCTTATGACTCTGCTTCAAGGGGTTCGACTATCGGTATCGTGTTTGGTGAAGATGCTCCAACTGCTGCTGCTTCTGACGGTAACAAAGCAGGGGTTTCACATATTAACCTAGAGAATGTTGCTGTATGGGGATTCTACAAAGGAATGGAATACCGAGCAAACAGTTACTTGGTTCGACACTTTGGGGTTGATGTGTACCGTTGTACTTATGGAATTTATAAAATTGCTTATGATAATGCAGGAGAAAACTATTCCTATTTCGGTGGTACTATCTATAACAATACCTATGGAGTCTACACAGAAGAAGGAGATTTTCATTTCTTCGGTACTAGTTTCGACTACATGACAAGTGAGTTTCTTCACTCTAAGGGCGGAGGACAGATATTCCTTAACTCTTGCTTCATCGAGAGAAGGGATAAAGCAAACGTTCCTACTCAATTCGTTGCTGAAGATACAGGAATTATTGTTATTAATAATACGAGATTCACACTTGAATTTCTAAACGATGCGACAATTAAGCTTTTCAAATCTACAGGAGTAGGATCTGCCGGGATTGTAATACGAGACTGTTTTTACTCTGTAAAAGCCTTTAGAACGGACGGTACTCAAATTGGAACACCTGTAGAAAACGTAGTCATGATTGATGGCAGCGGTGTAGTAGATTTTCAAAATACACGCTCTTTTGATACATCAGATTATAACCATTATTTTTTGAATGAAGCATCTTCTACAAACAGAAAATCCATTGATTTAGAGATTACAGGTAGTAATGGAACTATAACAGGAAGATACACTTCTCCTAATACAACCATTACACAAGACCTAACGACCTTTGAGTCAGGTACTTTTAGTTATAAAATTGATAAAACAACTGCTGCCGGGATTACTTCAACGGTTCGGATTTACGTTCCGTTAAAGAAAAACAGCACTGGTAAAGTAGGTTGGAGAATAAGAGGTCAAAAAGTAAACGGAGCAGGATTTACTCAGACTCAATCATGGGCGAGTGTGGTTCCATTCGGGAAGGAAAACACCTACAATCAATCGTTAACAACGTCTAGTGGATCAACCGTACAAGTACCTACTACATTCCGTACGCACTTTGTCACAAAAACAGCACCTATTACCGGAGGTTCAACTTCAATCGCATTTAATACAGGATCTTGGAGTTGGGGAGTACAATACAACACAGGAACAACTAGTATTAGGCCAATGTGGGCGAATTATTATATTATTGACTTTGATTTTAGTAGTATCGGAGCAATCACATTGTACTTAGACAGACTTGAATTTTTCGAGTTTTAAAGAAAGGAGCGTACCTCATGACGAGCGTAATGCAAGAACCATTTGTAAAGAAAACATGTGAAAGGTGTGGAATAGGGGACTATATCGAAGCGCCTGATTGTGGGGATTGGTATTTGCGTTGTAATGAGTGTGACGCTCTTTTATTCTGTTATAATCCAATGCCCCATCAATTCGAGTTTCATAGAGATAGGCATAAATACAAAGCGTTTTTCGGTGGATATGGTTCAGCGAAAACATCAACATGCGCTGCCGAACTATTAAAACTAACACTCAGTACCCCAAATGGGACAAGCCTTGTAGGGGCTGCTACCCTTCCTCAGTTGGAGCAGACCGCCAAAAAGGACTTTATGAGTATGCTTCACCCTAGTTTAATAGCAAACTACTCGATTCAGAAGAACTACATTGACCTAACAAACGGCCATCGGATCTTATTCCGACCTTTAGATTCAGAAGGTAAAGCAAGGTCCTTAAACTTATGCTATATTTGGATAGAGGAAGCTTCAGAGGTTAGTTTCGACTACATCGTACAGCTTCAAACTCGTATGCGTAACCACGCAACGAACCATCATCAAATGATTTTATCGTCCAACCCGGATTTAGGGCATGTTCGGACGGAATTTTTGCTAAAAGCTGATAAAATATATGGGACAGAACGGAACTATTTTGTACCGGATGAAGATAAAAACCCTAACATTTCAGTTCATATTGCTTCCACCAGGTTAAATAAGTACCTACCGCCTGACTATTACGCTACAACAGCTCACGGCAAGCCTAGATGGTGGGTGGAACGATACCTAAACGCTTCATTCGACTATGCAGAAGGGGCCGTTTATCAGGATTTTGGGGATCATATCGTCAAACCTTTCGAGATTCCGAAGTCATGGGAACAAATTGGTGGTGCAGACTTTGGTATAAGGGATGCTACCGTTCTTTTAATGGCTGCGATTGACCCGGAAACAGGAATTGTTTACCTCTATGACGAACATTATAAGAGTGGACTTCCGATACCGGAGAATGCGAAACATATGTTGGAAATGGTGCAAAAAGTACCTTATGGAAAATTACGAGCTTTAGTTGGAGATCCTGCCGGAAAACGGAGAGGAAACAACGACTTACGTTCTATCTTTGACCATTATTCCGAGTATGGATTATGGTTCAAGGATGGAGATAACCGAATAGACGGTGGTATTGCGAAAGTACAAGCCTATTTTTCTTTAGGTCGATTGAAAATCTTTAGCTCCTGTGCGAATACCATTCGTGAAGGACTTAACTATAAATACAAACCGGAAGAACTGGACTCTAAAACGAACCCGGACAATAAACCGATAGACAAGGATAATCACGCTATGGACTCACTTAGGTATTTAGTTCAAGAGTTACCGGATGATCCAAGCCAATTAATCCGTAAATCGTATGAAGGTAGAGAGTGGAAAGGCCGAACAGAAGATGGTCATATCCCTTTCGCCTTACAAACTGATGATACAACAACCCCAGGACATAATGCCTGGTTATACTACTAATCTAGGAGGAATGAAGAATGAATTTTGGAGAAGCTTTATATTTCGTTAAAAAAGGTAATAAAATTGCTCGTGAAGGTTGGAATGGTAAAGGAATGTTTGTTGTATATCAAAAAGGTTATCCACAAGGTATTCCATGTAACAAACAAACTGCTGATGCTTGGGGATTAAATGAAGGTGATTTGTTTAAATGCGAACCATATCTTCAAATTCGTATGGTGAATGGTAGTCATTCTATGTGGGTTCCATCCATTAATGATGTGTTAGCTGAGGATTGGGAAGTGGTTAAATGATTTGGTTAGTTTCAGGTCTAGTTATAGGTTATGTGATGGGACTTATTCATAAGGGTATTCATATCCATATGGACAAAGAACTACCGAAAACAGACGAATACAATCCTTCGATGGTGGATTATCTACCGAATGAAGTGAAACAATACTTCCATGAAAATAATGGACAAATTAAGTTTTAAGGCGGTGAAGTAAATGGGAAAAAGAGAAGATCAAGTATTAGCACGTATCCGTAAAGCAAAGAACCGTAAACAGAAACGAGCAGATATTATGGCGGAGTTAGATGCATTTGACCGTAACCAACAATGGGACCTGCAAAGTGCTCCTGCCTGGTTGCCTAAACCTGTTACGAACTTCATCCATCTAATCAAGTACACAAAACGTGCTGCTTTGGCTATGGACAACCCTACCGGAAAACTCCGTGCGGTATCTCCTGCAGGTGTTGAGCGTGTAGACCTTTTAGATCATGCGTTTCAGTATGTATGGGACCGAATTAAAGCTAGAAAAGTAGTTAGAGAGAACATTGAAACTTCTAAGCTACTAGGTACGGCTTTTGCTCATGTGTATTGGGAAGAATACAAAGAGGGACGTTTAGGTACAACGGTTCAAGGTGATAAAGGATACCAATTCGAGGGTGACTTGTGTATTCGTGAATTAGATCCTGCGATTGTGTTCCCGGACCCGGATGCGTTTTGCCTTGAAGATTGCCGTTATATTGCGGTGATCGAACGTAAGACGATGGATTGGATTAAGAACAATCCAAAGTTCAAAACAGACGGTGTAGAAGCGACTAGCGGAGGGGACCCAAAAGAGCGTGGTGAAATCTACAATCGTGATTACACAACGGACTCTGAAGGACTAGTAGACTTCATTAGTTATTACGAGAAGGTTCCAAATGGTGAAGGTGGATATACCTACAAGGTTACTTACTTAGCGAAGGACAAGATTTTAGCTGAACATCCGTTAAAACCTAACCGTTATCCTTTCGCTGTCCTATATGACTACAAACAACGTCAGGATTTTTGGGCTATGTCTACATGTGAATTTGTCTTAGATAACCAAAAAATCATTAACAAGGTTGAGAGTATCATAGCTTTGATAGGTACGCTCTTACAGAATCCACAGAAGGTAGTTCATGCTCAGTCCGGTATTGATCCTAAAGAAGTGGCAAGGTTCGGTGGTGCGCCTGGTCATACATTCGTTTCTAACATGCCTGCCCAAAATGCCATTACCTATGTTACTCCTCCTCAAATTCCGCAGGTCCTCTTTAACTTGTTGGAAAATGCGAAGGCGAACATTCGTGAAATCACTGGATTGTCTGAAGCCTACATGGGACAAACAGTAGGTAGTTTACAGACTTCTTCAGGGGTAAACAACCTGATCGAACGTGCGACCATGCGTGACCGGGACCAAATGTACGATGTAGAATTATACATTGAATCTTTATCTAACCTGATTATTGACTTCATGGTTTCTTACTATGAAGAACCTAGAATGATTCGTATTATGGGTGAAAATCCGAATGAGTACAGCTTCAAACCATTCTTAGGATCGGACTTTAAAGACCTAGAGTACGATATTTTCATAGACGTTAGTTCCAAAGCTCCTCTAACACGAATGAAACAAATGCAAGATATGAAGGAAGCCATGAACATGCAAGGACAATACAAAGAATCTTTCGGTGGGGTAGACCTAATCAAACCGCAGGAATTTGTAAAGTCTATGGATTGGTCCAATAAAGACGATATTATCAAACGTATGAATGCGGATGAAATGAAGAACAAAGACAAGGAATTAACAGATATTCTTAACCAAAGTTTCGATATGCTGAAGAATGGCTCGACTCCACAAGAAGTACAGCAAGCAGCTTTAGATAGCTTACACCAAATGGAACAAGGACAAGGAATTGGTTCCGCAAGTAACAGCAACAACATCCAAGCCAATCAAGAAGGAGCAAACGTAAATGTTTAAGTTCCTAGAACGAGTTTTTAATCCAAAACATGTTCATTGTTTCTGTGATAAAAAGTACGACATTGTTGACGATAAAGGTCAAAGAATAATCATTATGTCTTGTAATAAGTGCGGTTTAGAAGAAACGCATGTTATTAGTAAGGAGGGATTAGTATGAATCCTGAAGTTCAACGTTCGGTACAAATGGTCCTACTCGAATACCTGGACTATGCTATGACAATCAAAGACAGTAATATCTTAGGTGATCCGGTAAAGGGACAGATTATGCTTCAAATGTCTCAAGCTATCAATTACTTAGTTCCTTTAGTTCAGAACGAAAAAGAAGGAGAGCTTCAATTAAAGTCTGCGGAAACACAAATGAACCTTCAGTCTAAACAAGCAGAGCTTCAAATGAAGGCCCAGGAACACCAAATGAAAATGCAGCAATCCCAAAATGAGCACGCTATGAAGCTACAGCAATCACATGATAATCATCAAAACTCTTTAGTTCAAGGGCAACAATCACACCAGGCAAAACTAGCCATGCAAAAGCAACAACCTAGCAAGGGAGGTCAGAAATAATGCCTACAATTAAAAGAAAAAACGCTGAAGGTGGTTGGGACTTCCTTCAACTAGCAGGTCAAGACGTAGCAGGACTAACCGAAAGAATGGACAATGCCGAGTTGGGATTGGCAACAAAAGCGAATCAAACAGACTTAAATACAACCAATGCAAATGTTTCTGCCAATGCAACAGCACTTGTAAGTAAAGCTAATCAAAGTGATTTAAA